CTTTACGCATTGAAAGCATATTAAAGACAAAGATTAACGACTGATTACCTATGTCGTCCATTTTAGTTAAGTCACCTTCGCAAAGGTCGTATAGTAAAGATTCCCACCCCCACTTTTTAGCCTTTTTCCCGTGTTCTTTTTGCTTTAAGCTGTCTTTGTATTGTTCGACACTATCAAAGTCGTTAATATCGTCTTCTTCTTCGTCGTCTTCGTCGTTATCATTGAACAAGTTTTCGTATTTCTGCATAAAATTTTCCCTATATTTTAGGTAGTCCGTAAGAATTCCGTACACGTCGGTAATAACTACGTCGTCGAATAGGTCGAAACGTTCAAATGGACTGAATATATACGGCTCAAATTCTACGTTATTCCATTTATCCTTATCTATACGGCGGTAAAACACGGACGCTATATGCGAAATATGTACTATGTAGTCGTTACTTAAAAAATATTCTAGGTCTATAAATTCAAACAGCGTCAACTTGTTAAACGGCTTGAAAATATAGTCTTCTTCTTCTAGTGTTAGCTTTGATTTAAACCCCTTTTTAGGTTCGCTTAGAACGAATTTAACAGACTTAAATAGATTGTTTACTTCATCTATTTCTAGGTCTTCTAGTTCGTCGCTGTCTATTTCTGCTAGAATGGCTAGGGCATCTAGTTGATACGCTAAATACCCTTCGCCTTTTTCTAGTTGCCTTAATTCTTTGAACTGGTATAGCTTGACACTATTCCACGATTTCGGTAGGTTCATTTAGGCTTTGTACGTGTTTGTTAATTTGGTCTGCAACAGCTACTAAATAAGGTATAGCCACTTCTGCTTTTAGTTCGCGGATTAATTTAGCTTTTAGTTTGATATGTGCGTCCGCATAGTGTTCGACCTTAGACAAGTCAGTACGTTTAAACAGAACAGCCAAAACTTCGCTAACATAGCCCTTGTGTTTATTAGCTAAAATCTTTTCAATTACTTTCGTGTCTTTTGCCGTCAAACGAAAGTCGGTGTCGTAGGCTTGATACGTATAGCCGTCAACTTCAAAACTTTTTAAAAGAACGGATGAAGGTACTTTCGCAGAATTGAATTTACTTATGTACTCTTTAAACACTTCGAAGTCCACGTCTTCGATTTCATCTGGTACGCCCATAAATTTAAAGACCTCTAAATGTTTTTCGACGTTGTCAAGTTCCGAATTAGAGTGAATGTCTGTTATCCCTTCGAATTGTTGGATTGTTAGTTCGTCCATTTCATGCGGAATTTCTTTTCCTAGTATTTCTATCATGATATAAATTTTGAACAAATATACATTTTTTTTAATATAGTCATGATTAAAGACCTACCTATTTACAAAATTACAATAGACCCCGAGTATAGCGACGGCGAAGATTTAGGTATCGAACAAATTGCATTTACAGACAACCCAGCCGTAAAGGTTAAAGGGTTAGCATTTTCAAATGTAGAAAAACGTTTCTTTTCAGACGAACTCAAATATAGAGTAACAGCGCCCGCGATGATTCCTATGGAAATTTATAGACGCGACGACGAAGCTGGTGACTATTACGTACAATTTGACGAAAACACGATTGAACAAATCTACGTTAAGTTCATGAAAGACCTTTCGAATAAGAACGTCTTTAACCTAGAACATGACGCGGAGCAAAACGTACCCGCTTACATTCTTGAAAGCTGGATTGTAGACAACCCTAAGAAGGACAAAGCATACACAACCTACGGAATCGAAGTACCGAAAGGAACTTTAATGTTAACAGCACAAGTTACCGACGTAGACTATTATAATACCCTAGTAAAAAACGAACAAGTCGGATTTAGTATTGAAGGTTTTCTAGGAATGAAATTAAGCAAACACCTAAATAAATATAACATGAATTTCCCAGACGGAGAACACACAATCGAAGACAAAATCTACGTAGTAAAAGACGGCAAGGTAGTCGAAATTAAAGACGTAGTAAAAGAAGAAATGGCGGACGAAGCTACTACAGAAGAAGAAGTGGTAAAAGAAGAAGTTGCATGCGCTGAAACTAGCGTAGAAGAAGACGTAACTGCAGACATTACAGCTGAAACACCAGTAGAAGAAGAAATGGCAATCGACCCAGCTATGGACACAGAAGCTATTTTAGCAATCGTTAAGCCATTAGTAGAAGAACAAGTGAACGCAGTTATCGGAATGATTGCAGACTTGAAAAATCAAATGGAAGAAATGTTAATCAAAGAAGAAGAAGTCGAAGATATGAACATGGCTAAAGAAGCTAAAATGTCAGCTTTCGATAAATTCAAAGCGTTCCGCGCATTTAGTAAGTAATAATTTAAACACAAATAAAACAAAACAAAATGATTAGAAATTTAAAATTTGACCTTGACGTAGACACAAACGCGTTATTGTGTCCAAACCCAGACGAGTTTTATTCTCGCGCGTACTTAACAGAAGATATCGCTGACAACTACAGAACGTTGCCTGGTATCAAGTCTGCTACAAAATTAGCTAACGTTACTTTCGGTAACTTACTTGCACCTTCAACGTGTAACTTTAGCGCACCTACAGATAACCTAGACGCTATCACTATCGACGTTTGTGCGTTATCTGCTATGTCACAAATTTGTCAGTTCGAATTAGAGCAGTCATTCCTTGCTTTGCAAATGGCACAAGGTTCTAACGGCGACTTTAGCGTAGCTTCTTTCATGTCTTACTACTGGAATGAAATGGCTGGACGTATCGGTAACGATTTAGAGTTAGTTCGTTGGCAAGGTGACACAGAAAGCACAAACCCAGTTTTTTCTTTATGTGATGGTTACTTGAAAAAATTATGTGCTGACGTAGCTGTAAATGGTTTATATGGTGGTGCTATTACAAGCGCTAACGTATTGGCTCAAATGACAGCGGTACTTCAAGCGTCGCCTACAGCAGTTCAATCTAAACGTGCTGACCTTCGTTTGTTCGTTTCTTCTGACGTATTCGTTAACTACCAAATCGCTGCGGCTTCTGGTAACACATTGACTTACGTTACTGCACCATTAGCGCCTACGTTCTTAGGAATTAAAATTGTTCTTGCAGAAGGTATGCCAGTTAACACTATGGTATTGGCTTTGAAAACAGACTTGATTTACGCGTTTGACGCAGAAGGTGACTCAAAAGCATTGAAAGCAGTTAACCTTGCTGACTCAGTAGCTGAGCCTTATATCCGTACACGTGCTAACTTGAAAGCTGGTTTTGCTTACACTAATCCAGACCAGATTGTAGTATACAACGTTTGTTTCGACTAGTCAATAAACAACTAAAATAACGGGGGTGGGTAATGCGCCCGCCCCTTTTTTTTAACTTTAAAATAAATTTATCATGGCTTGTGCTACATTACAAGAAATCCTTAAAGGATGTGACCCAAACAGCGGGGGTATTTATACGCTATTAATTAACCAACAAGATAACATTACTGGAATTACCACGCTTGAAACTTCTACTAACTGGGAAGTTACGGCTATTACACACACCGAGCCATTCGTAGCTATGGAGTTCAAACGTAATACTGGTAACTTTACAGAAGAAGGCGCTATCGACTTAGTAAACGGGTCTTCTTATGTTACTCAAACTATTAACTTAATGTTCCACAGACGCGACCAAGAGAAATCGAAAGCGATTAAAATTCTTGGTGCTGGTCAACAATACCTTACTGGTGTAGTTGGTGACGCTAACGGAAAGTATTGGTATTTCCCATACTTGCAAGTTACTGCATACGGCGAAGGCTCTGGAACTGCTCGCGCTGACGGGTCTAAATACAGCTTAGTTTTGACTGCTGAAAACACAGACTTAGCTTACGAAGTTGACCCCGCTATTATCGCTGGTCTTACAGCTTAATTAGTTTAGTTACATTCTAGAAACGTAACACTTATAACAGCCCTACCTTAATCGGTGGGGCTTTGTTTTTTAAACAAGTGGCTAAACTTAAATAATATAGTTATGATTTACATTGAAAAAGGACAAGTTAATACGTTTGCTTTGACGCTGTCAGAGGTTACAACGTTAGTAGACCCCTTTTATTTATTCGTGTTTGAGGAAGAATTTAACACGGAATTATTACCCATTTATTGGGAAGGCGTAGATACTTCATCTTATCCTTATAGATACAATCTATTTACACTAGACGAAGACAGCGACGTAGAATTAAACAAAGGTCAATATACATATAGAGTTTACGAAAGTAGTGACCCTATTGTAATTGACCCAAACATAGATTTAACAGATTTTAACTTAATAGAAGAAGGGCGCATGGTAGTTTCTGGCGTTCATACTTCTAGTATATACGATTAACATGGGTATTTTTGACAGATTTAAAGCGGTAAAAACAGAAGTAGTAGAGGGCTATCAGTCGTTTAGTACGCCGTTCGGTAAAATAGGCGGTGCGAACTTGTCGCTACCTTACGTAAACGGACGCTACCAAGTAGCTGGTTATATTCCTTTCGGTCAAGACAACCTATTCCCAGAAATGTTAAACCAGGTGTACTTTACTTCGCCTTTACATGGCGCTATTGTAGACTTCAAAGTTAATGCAACTATAGGCGCTGGTTATGATTTAAAGGTGCAAACGTTAACAGCTGACGAAAAACTAGCGCTATACACTTGGGAAAAGAAAATGAAGCTGTCAAAATCAGTACGTGAAGTAACTAAACACCTTGTCTTACACAACCGCGTTTACTTTAAATTGTACTTTGACGAAAAGCACCAAGTAAAAAGAATCGAAAACATAAGTCCCGAAAAGGTACGTATCAACCGCGCAAAAGATTGTTATTTTTTATGCGACGATTGGGCTTCTAGAATAGACGTAATACCAGTAACTAAATACCACCCGTTAAATTCGGACAAATGCCAGCTTTACGCGTACGAAATTAAGGCTATTGGACAAGACTATTATCCATTACCTACCTATTCAAGTGCTTTAAATTTTGCGTTTTTGTCGGGTGAACTTTCATATTTTGCAAAATCAAACATTCAAAATAGTATTTTCCCAGCGTTTGCAATGATGTTTCCTAAACGTCCACAAAGCGAAGAAGAAAAGAAGGTCTTACGTGACACTATAGACAGAATGAAAGGCGCACAGAACGCGGGTAAAGGCGTTGCCTTCTTTGCGAATAGTGCAGACCAACTTCCAAAGATTGAAAGCATACCAACAAACCAAAACGACAAACTATTCCAAGAAGCTAGCGGACTAAATACAGAACAAATTTGCTTCGCGCATACAATCGACCCTATCTTAATGGGTGTTAGAACTACGGGTGCGTTAGGTGGTGGTGCTGACATTAAACAAGCCTACGTTATCTTTGAAAAAAACGTAGTTATTCCTTTGCGTGAAATGGTAGAAGAAGTCTTTGCTGAATTACTTAGTATTTCTAAACTGAAAGCGGATTTTGTTATTAAGAATTTCCAGATTATAAATGAAACTATAGTAGAAGTAGAAGGCGACGCAAGTAAAACACAAGACGCGCTTAACGCCATGAGTCCGTTAGTAGCTACAAAGGTACTTAACACCATGACAACTAACGAAGTTCGCGCCCTTGCAAGTTTAGCACCAATCGAAGGCGGTGACGTAGTACCTAGTTTAACCCCAACAACTATTTAAGATGTTATATTTTATTACTGAAACATATTTAAAAACGAACACGCCAATAACGGCGAACGTAGACGTAACAGACGTAACGCCTTATATAGCTACACAAGCACAGCTTCGCGTAATGCCTATTTTGGGGTCAGTATTTTACAATTACCTACTAAATAAGTACAACAATCAGACCTTAACAAACGACGAACAAAAGCTAGTAGAGTTCATACAACCAGTAGTAGCTTGGCGTTCTGCAGAAGACGCTATTTTCGGACTATCTTACCAACTTAAAAACAAAGGTCTTCAAACTCAATTCGGTGACTACAGCGGAAGCGTTAGCCGTGCAGAAGTAGCCTTCGGTATGGAACACTACGCACAAAAAGCGAGTTTCTTTGAACAAAGATTGATTAGATACCTACTAGCTAATAAGAATCTATACCCTTTATTCACTAGTCAAGAAAACCGCGACACAGATTTACGCCCACAGATTGAACAATGTAACTGCGTTGGAACTTGTTGGGGACGCTGTGGACAACGTTACGACGACAATGGATATAACAACGCTGTAATGGTATTTTAATGAAGTCTAAGCTGTCTATTTTTTTACTATCTACGTTAGCTATTTTAGCACCAGTTAAACCGCTTGTTTTAGTAGCTGTTTTAGCTATAGTTTTAGACACGTGTTTTGGAATCTGGCGAAGTGTAAAGAAAAACGGCTGGACTTCGATACGTTCACGTAGACTTTCACACACCATTTCAAAAAGTCTTTTGTATTCGGGTGCTATTGTATTCATTTTCTTACTAGAAAAGTTCGTAGTAGCTGACATTCTAGGTCATTTTATTGCTATTGATTTAATATTGACGAAAGCGTTTACGTTCTTTTGCGTAATAACAGAAGTTAAAAGTATAAATGAAAGTTATTTTAGTGTAACTGGTGTAAATGTTTGGGATAAGTTTATAGAGTTTTTAAAGCGTTCAAAAGAACAAATGGAGGAGTTAAAATGAAACTAGACGTAAATAAAATAAAACAAGTTCGTTTAGCGGACAATCAGTATTTTAAAGAAGAAGCGCCAAAGACACAGATTTACCTACACCATACGGCTGGTAATGGTAACGCAGAAGGCGTAAGTAGATACTGGAATGGTAACGAAACACGAATCGCAACGGCTTTTATCATTGGTGAAAACGGGTTAATTGTTCAATGTTTTAGTTCTAAACATTGGGCGTGGCACTTGGGAATTGATAACCAAGACTTTGCAATTAACGGCGCAAAATACGTTAACTTAAACAAGTCTTCTATTGGTATAGAGGTGTGTAATTGGGGTTACCTTTCGAAACGTGGCGACAAGTATTATAATTACGCGGGCGGTGTAGTTGCACCCTCAAACGTTACCGAACTAGAAAAGCCGTTCAAAGGTTTTAAATACTACTACAAATATTCGGACGCACAAATAGAGTCACTTCGTCAACTAGTCGAATACCTTTGCGATACGTACGACATACCAAAAGATTATAACGATTCAATCTGGAATATAGACAAAGACGCGTTCAATAACGTTAAAGGAATCTACACCCATAACAGCGTCCGTAAAGACAAATCGGATATGTACCCTTGTCCTAGAGTTATTCAAATGTTAAAATCTTTATGAGGTGGCTAATTGTAGCTTTGCTACTTAGTTCGTGTTCGGCTCACTATCACGTCATGCGTGCCATGAAAAAAGGCTATACTTGCGGTGCTGAAAGTGACACAATTAGAATAACTTCGTTCGACTCGATTCCGTACGTTTTAAACGACTCTATTTATTACGAAAGGGTAATTGTTCAAAAAGATACTATAGTGCGTTACAAGGCTTATAAAGTACCTCAAACGCGATTCCAGACACGTATAGAATATAGATACAAAACAAAAGTCGTGAAAGCTGACGTTTTGAAAGTCAAGTACAAAAACAAGTATATAACTAAAACAAAGGTTAACTGGCTGTTTGTTATAATTGCTTTCGTGTTAGGATTCTTGGTAAGGTTGTCTTTAAGTGAAACTTTCCGTAGTAGAATCAATCTATTTTTTAAGCTGTTTAAATAAATTTTATGGGTAATTTCAGACCAAGAATAAGCCACGAAGAATTCGACGTGGTAAAACAATTTCGTGCAATCAAACGCGAAGCTAATAGTTTAGGACTAGACGATAAAGACGTTAAGCACGGCTGGCTAAAAACAAAGGACGCTAGTTTGTTCTTTAAAAATCCGAACTTTGCGAGTGGCGAAGACCTGGAACTAGACTTTAATAAGCTAATAGAAAACGCACCCAAGTTAAAGACGGACAAAGTAAAGCGCACAGAATACGAAGGTGAATTCGACAAGCTAGTTTTTACTGACGTACATATCGGAATGGATTCCAGCGACAAAGGGCGTAGTTTATACCCGTCAGAATGGAATGAAGACATACTTTTCGAACGTTTAGAGAAATTAATTTCATACACACTAGCTAAACAGAATAGTAACATCTTACACATACTAGATTTAGGCGACTATTTAGACGGCTTTAACGGACAAACTACGCGCGGTGGTCATTCATTACCGCAGAACATGAGTAACCAAAAAGCGTTCGACGTTGGATTCTTGTTTAAGACTATGTTAATTACACACCTTTCGCCGTACTACGATAAAATCTATGTACGTAACATCTGTAACGATAATCATTCTGGCGACTTTTCGTACTTCGTTAACCAGTTCGTGAAAACTTATGTCGAAAGGGATTTAGAAAATGTATTTGTAACGAATCAGACTTTGTTTATAGACCACGAACTAATCGGTAACTATTGCTTTGTTACAACACATGGAAAAGATACGCATAACTTAAAGTTCGGTTTTAAAGCGAAGATTGACGCCCCACAAATAAATAGAATACTTGGATATTTAAATAATAATCAACTATTAAACAAAGGCTACGATATAATCTTTGAAAAAGGTGACAGCCATTTATACTTATTTGATTCGTCGAGTAGTGACGTGTTTAAGTATTACAATTACCCCGCATTTAGTCCGTCTAGTAACTGGGTCATGATGAACTTTCAGTTAGGTAAAAGCGGATTCATACATTTTAATTACGGAAAAGAACAAAAAAGTATTAACGAGTTCTATTTTTAGCCTATCTTTACAGCGTAAAATTAGTTTTTGTATAGTTAAAAGGGGTTGTCATAACGTTGGCAGTCCCTTTTTTCATGCTATAACCTTATTTTTTAAAATATTTTTAAGGTTTTACCCTTATTTTGTTACAAGAATGTAACATTTTTACCCTTGTTTTGTGACAATATATTGTGATTTTGCATAGTTTACTATACATAAGTAACCATATAAAGGTCAAATACATATTATAATGTGCTTTATAAGTTTCATTTTACACCTTGTCGGGTATAAATAAACATATTTCCTTTACATTAGTACCTTATCGGGTATAAATTTTCCCTAGTAAAATCAAGGCTTTCAAGATTATTTTGTAAATAAGTGAAAAATAATTGTTAAAAAGTTTGTTTAGATGAAAATATAATACATATCTTTGTAGAAACAAAAACGAAAAACATGACAACTTTAGAAATTATTTCAGTTATCAAAACACAAGAACAAGAATTGTATAGCGAAGTTCAAAAGTGTTTAGAAAAGTTAGGCGCTAACGACCCTATCACAGATTCAGCGGTTACACGTTGGGCAACTATTAACAACTTATTAAAAACTTTAGAAGCATGAAAACTACACAAAAACAAAACGACACACTAGATTTATTAATGCCCGTAGCTTTATTTTTAGCGGTTATGATATTCTTTATAGCGACTAGACCTAATTACATTAAGGCGGACAAAATAATACAAGACATTCCAGTACACGTTCAATCGCCAGTGCTAGAAAAATACGGAGAACTAATCACTAAACATAAATAAAATGAACTTCGAAATACAAGACTACACAATGTCACCTTTTAAAATGGAAATTGAATACGTTTTAGGCGACTACTATTACAACGTTATGTGCGATTTTGAATGGCTAGACGACGAGTATAACGGCACATACTTAGATTTTAATATCAATCCTTTACATGGTACGTTTTTCCATAGCACAAACGACGAAACTGGAACGATTAAAATAACACACGAATACACGGAATTCATACAAGAAGCTGTTAAAGAATTTAGAAATAATACTTTGTGGCTTTACACTGAATCTTTGGAACGTCAGCAATATTTAGATAAAAACGATTATAATTACTGGGCGGATTATGGTATTTAGACTACAAAGAATGGTGAAGTTTTGGACAACTAAAACCACACACGAACACGTTAGAGGGTCATTTAACGAAGACCTTTACCGCAGAATTTGTGAAATAAAATTTAATCAGAAGTTATGAAGTATTACTGGAAAATGAAAAATGGTCAAGAAATAGACATCGACCAAATGACTGAAACGCATTTGCGCAACACGTTAAAAATGATTGTTAGAAATAGTCAAGTTAAACCTACTAAAACACGAATCGGAAACATAGAAGAAAACTTTAGAGAAGAACTTTATTTAGAGTATGCAGACCAAGAAACACTAGACAACTTTTACGGATTTTGAAAAAAGAAGAAGCACTTAGAATATCTAAATTTATAGCTGAATTGCATAACGCTAAAATAGACGCTATCAATAGTGGTTTAAGTCCGATTGAATGGCTTAAAACTACCAAAGTTTATGTAACTGACAACTATGGTAACGCGTGGCACGCGAACGAATGGCACATAGCTACAGAATTAGAAAAATATTATAAAGAAAAACGACATGAAATATAAACTAGTATATTACAGCGGTTCGAATGTAATTCACAGCTGGACGTTTGACAACAAAGCGCTTTGTAATTGGAAAAAAAAGGAATTAAGAACGCGCGGTCTTTGTTTGTTAGGTCATTTTAGAATAGAAAAGGTATGAAACAATGTTTTAAATGTCGTAGAATGTTAGACCTTAACGAATACACGGACAATAAAAGAGGATATACATTAAAAACTGACATGGGTAAAAACCGAGTATGTAAGATATGCAACTTCGACAGCGCTGTAAAGAAAAAAAGTCTAGTATCTTATAACTACGAACAAAAGAAATTTGAAGTAATTACATTTAATAACATAGGTGAAGTAGGCGAATACTTCGAAACAAATAAACTGATATGAAAGAAGAAGTAGTTTATTTAATTGGACGCAAAAACACGGACTTTGTCAAAATTGGAATTACTGGTAATTTAGATTCTAGGTTTCAAACAATAAAAGAAAAATACAAAGACATTGAATTACTAGCGTATTACATTTGTCCAGATAGGAAATATTCAGCTAATCTAGAAAAGAAATTGCATAACTTACTAGAACATAAACGTATTCAGTTCGAATGGTTTATTTTGAAAACAGATGAAATTTTACTAGTTCACGACTGCATAATTAATTTTCATAAATTAAACTGCTGGCACAAATGTATTGACCTACGAGAAAGAGAACAAAATTATAATAATAGTTACAAAGTATTTATCCCAAATCGGGACAACAAACCTTATTTTTTTTAACATGAATAACACAATAGAAAAAGTACATTACTACCTAGAACGTGACGGACTAAATGAAAAGACACGCAAACGGGAAATAGTATATAAACGAGCCTATTTAATGCACGTTCTACGCTGTCAAAACATGACATTTCACGAAATAGGACAAACGTTTAACCGCGACCACGCTACAGCAATTTACCAATGTAACATGGTAAAGCGTTATTTACACGAATTAAAAGACGAAATATATATTAACTTAATTAGTGAATATTTAGAAGCCTTTGAAGGCGAAAAGTACAAGCCCGAATATTACAATCTTACTGACGACGTGTTAAATTGCACCAGTACGTACGAACTTAAATTGATAAAAGAACGAATCAAAGAAAATAAGTACGGAAACAATGACACAGATTAAAGTAATATAGTTACATTTGTATAGGATTCCTTCGACATTATAAATCCTAAGGTATTATTTAGCCATTTTAATGAACAAGAGGTCGAAGGCTTGGGATTTAAAGTGGCTTTTTTATTACTAATAAATTACAGAATGAGTGGCTGGATTAAATTACACAGACAAATTTTAAACTGGGAATGGTATTCCGATAATAACGCTTTTCGTGTTTTCATGCACTTACTATTAAAAGCTAATCATAAAGACAGACGTTTTAAAGGAATCGAATTAAAAGCTGGTAGCGTGGTAACAAGTCGCGATATTCTAGCTATTGAAACTGGTTTAAGCGTTCAACAAATTAGGACTAGTTTAGACAAGTTAAAACTAACCAACGAAATAACCAGCGAAACAAGTTCAAAAGGTACTATTATTCAGTTAGTTAACTACGAAAAATACCAGATAGCAACCAGCGAAACAACCGAAGAACAACCAAAGAATAACCAGCGAGTAACCACTAACAAGAATGTAAATAAAGAAAAGAATACTATATATAGTTTTTTAGATTCTTTAATTCAAAACGGATTCGACGAAAAATTGTCACGTGATTGGATGGAAGTTCGTAAACAAAGAAAAGCTGTAAACACCGAAACAGCCTTTAACGACTTCTTGACGCAAGTACAAAAACACGGGGGTAATAAAAACGAAATATTAAGAACTTGTGTTGAGCGTAGCTGGAAAGGATTTAATCACACATGGATTGAAAAAGAACACGACAAACTATTAGCTAACCTAAACAGATAATCATGTTATTAAAACAAGGCGACACGTTACAATATTTACTTGACGTAAAAGACGGAAAAATAAAACAAGGTTTAGGGATTAATTGCTACCTTGACGAACATCTACGCTTTAAACCTAAACAACTAAACATAATTTTAGGACATGACAACGTAGGGAAAACGTACTGGATAAACTGGTACTTTTTAACACTAGCTTTACAGCACAATTTAACCTTCTGCATTTGGTCGGGTGAAAATCAAAAAGGACAAATACTACGGGACATGATACAAATGTATAGAGGGAAACATTTTAGTAAGTTATCGCATAGTCAAATAGCTGGTGACCTTGCGTTCTTGGAGCAATCATTCGTGTTTATAGATAATTCAAAACTATATAAGCCAGACGACGTTTTGAAGCTGTTTAAAGATAGTGGCGCAGACGTAGGACTAATCGACCCATTTACGGGACTAGATAGAGAAATGTCTTTTAGTGGTAATTACGAATTTATGAATCGAGCGCGACAATTTGTAAATGAAACTGGAATGACAATTTACATAAACACGCACCCGAATACTGAAAGCGGACGTACTGGTAACCTATACGCAGAAGGAGAACTAAAAGGACACCTTAAAGCACCATTAAAAGACCATATCGAAGGAGGTAAAGCGTTCTTAAATAGGTGCGACGACATGATAGTAATTCACAGACTTATTAAACACCCAGACCACAAGTTTAAAACATGGGTACAAGTTGAAAAAGTTAAGGACATGGAAACGGGCGGTAAGCACACGGGAATAGACGAACCCGTAGTCTGTTCATTCAATAACGGGATAGGCTTTGAAGTTCACGGAGTAGACCCTTTAAGTAAATTTCGCGCACAAGAACCAAAACAAGTAATTATAACAATGACAGAACAGAAGTTAAACGCCTTAAATAATCAAAAATGGACATAGCCTTACAGCTTTTACTAGTGAAAAGCAAACTACAAAGTATTAAAACACGGATTAGACTAACACGTGAAGACCTAGAAGCAAAGAAGCCAAACGCTACAGCCTTTATTCAAGGTGCGCACGACGTAGAACTAGACTTAACAGAAATAGAAAAGACTATTTATAACCTTGAACTAGAAATGCGCATGATAGGACGTGAAATAAACTACGCCATGAAAACGAATGGTGAGCTTAAAAAAATAATTAATGAGCTTGAAAATGAAATTAAATTTAAAAACCTAGACTTATGACTAAACAACACAAACTCGTAACATTGTCCGCTGTATTACCAGTATTAGCCGACTTCATCGAAGACCTTAACGACCAGTTCGTCTTCAAACAAGACTTAAAGCGTAAAGCTAACATACTAGCCGACGAAATACGCAAGGTAGACAACCGCCTTTTGAATACAAACGAAGCAAACCGCGAAGAAATATTTAAACAGCAGATAGATTTACAGATAGAGTTTAGAAATTGGATAAAAGAAACTATAAAATTCGACTGATGAGGTGCAAAAATTGCCGTGAAAAGTTCGAGCCTATCCGATTTTTACATAAATATTGCTTAAAAGACGAATGTATTAAAGCCTTTGTCGAAGAAGTCAAAGTAAACCAATGGAAAACGACGAAAAAACGAATGAAAGAAGACCTAAAAACTACGCAAGACTGGTTAAAAGAAGCGCAAACAATATTCAACAAATACGTAAGGCTTCGGGATTCTGGTTTAAACTGCATTTCGTGTGACAAACCTATAAACGGGGTTAAACACGCTTCGCATTATTTAAGTTCTGGTGGTCATTCAGCTGTTAGATTCCACGAAGATAATGTCTGGGTATCATGTTATAAGTGTAACGTTATGTTATCTGGTAATCAAATTGAATATAGAAAACGTTTGATTAAAAAAATAGGAGTTGAACGCGTAGAATGGCTAGAAGAAAACGGAAACCAAGTAAAAAAATGGACTATCGACGAGTTAAAAGAAATAATAGAAACATATAAAGCCAAAGTAAAAGAGTTATCATGAAAAAAATACACATAACACCCGAACAAATAGAAGAAGCAAAAGACCTATACAACTTTAAGTGCTTAAAAAATTCAATAACCAACGGCGAAAGTCAAGTACACGGCGCACTAGGTGAAGTTATTACTATGGCGTTTCTAAGGTCGAAAGGAAAAGAAGTAAAATACGAAGGCGACTACAATTACGACCTAACTAGCAACGGCGTAAAAATAGACGTTAAAACAATCAAAACAGACAAAGAACCAAACGACGACTTTAACGCTAATATAAGCGCGTTTAATCACACACAGCAAACAGACTTTTATTTATGGTGCGCGGTGTCCGTAGACATGACATACGGCTACGTAATAGGCTACCTAGAAAAAGACGAGTTCTACAAAATATCGGACCTTAAGAAAAAAGGCGAAATAGACTACGGCGAATGGACCTTCAAAAGTGACACGTACACTACTAAAATAAAAAATATCAAAAAATTTAATTAAAAGTATTGTTTATATCAAAATCTAAACTATATTTGCAGAAACAAAAACCAATTTAACATGAAAAATCTATTTAAAGCGTTGGCAACATTCCAACAAGAAGTACCAGTAATTCACAAAGCGACGCAAGGTTACGGCTATTCCTATTCGGACTTACCGAAAATCTTTAGCGTAATTAATCCGTTACTAAAAAAACACGGACTCGGATTCACGCAGTTGATTAACGACACTAATTTAGTTACGTGTTTATTTCATGTAGAAAGTGGCGAAACAATCGAAAGCACCACAGCTATACCACAAAACGTAGCGTTAAAAGGAATGAACGATTTCCAAGTTATGGGGTCGGCTATTACTTACGTTAGACGTTATGCTATAAGTTCCATGTTAGGACTTGTTACAGACAAAGACACGGACGCAAGCGGTGAACAAGTTAAGAAATTACCTACCATAGACGCTAAACGCTTTCAAAGCGCTATCGAAGCTATCCAAGCGGGTAAGTACACACGTGAAGAACTAGAATCTAAGTTCGCATTAACAGAAGGTCAAACCGATTTAATAAACGCGCTATGAATACTTTCAAAATTAGATGTTCTGCAATAGGTAAGATAATGACAAACCCCCGAACAAAGGGGGAATTGTTAAGCCAAACAGCAAAGACGTATATCGAAGAACAAGTTATATCGGACAAGTACGGAATTAAAAAGCAATTTTACAGCCGTTACACCGATAAAGGTATACTAGTTGAAGACGACGCTATCAAATTAGTATCAGACATTTTAGATTTAGGCTTCACATGGAAAAACGAAGAACACTTTTCTAACGATTGGATGACTGGAACACCCGACGTAAACACGGACACCATTCTACTAGACGTTAAGTCAAGTTGGGACGCTACGACATTCCCGTTTTTTGCTACAGAAATACCTACAAAGGACTATTACTACCAATTACAAGGCTATATGGAACTTACGGATAAAACCGAATCGTTATTGTGCTATTGCTTAGTTAATACACCCGAAGAAATGGTAGAAGACGAAGTAAGACGCGCACACTGGAACGCTAACCTACTAGAAGAAAGTCTAGACCTACGCGACGAAGTACAGAAACGACATAACTTTGACCACATACCAGATAACCGACGCGTTAAAGTCTTCAAAGTAGAAAAAGACGAAAAAGTTATCGAAGCAATTAAAGAACGCGTTGAGTTATGCCGTGAATATTATAACACCTTAATAAATTTCTTATGACACCAAAGGAAAAAGCCGAACAGATTTTAGATAAATGTTACGAGTTGGAATTAGAAACCGTTTACTATGGTGTTAATCACTATTTAGCCAAAAAATTTGCTTTTATTTTATTGGAAGAAATAATATCTTTTGAATATCAAATAGTATATGATTTAGAAACATTAAGTATTAAATCTGGAATGCCATTTAAAATGGAAGGTATGTATTGGACAGAAGTTAAAAAAGAAATTGAAAACATAGATACAGAATACAAAAAAGCTGACAAAGAAGCTTTTAACTTAATCAACAAAAAAACGAAACAATGAACCAACAAATAGAAGACCAAATAGTATTACGTGTTTTAGCGCGTTTTAACGAACGTTCACAAGTCGGAATAAACAAGTACAACACAACGCTAGAACGAACCGACCTAGACACGTTACAATGGCTTACACACGCACAAGAAGAAGCTATGGACTTTGTTCTGTATTTGGAAAAATTGAAAGACGAATACAAAACTATTAATCAAAAGGGGTAAAACTTACCACATATATTAAATAGAAATGATAACTAAACAACAAGAACAATGAAAGAGAAAACACTAGCAATAATTGTAATGTTCCTAGTTTTAGGAATGATAGCAATAGTAGGAACTGCAATAGTATCACAGATATTCAAAGGTTCTTTTTAAACGTAAACAATAAAAACAAATACAATGGAAAACAAGTTAAACACGGGTGCAATTTTTAAGAACGACAAAAAAACGAAGGACACACACCCAGACTATCGCGGAAAAGTAAACGTAAACGGCAAAGAAATGGAAGTTGCGTTATGGGTTAAACAAGGAAAAGCGGGTACGTTCTTTTCAGCGTCATTTAGCGAGCCTTACGTAGCACCAGCACAAAGCGAACCAATTAGCAAAGCAGATATTGACGACTTACCTTTTTAATATGTACGTAAACGACACAGACTTACGTAATAAGTTAAAGGAAGTGTTAAGGACGAAAACACGTAACCAGGTAGTAACAGAAATAAAAACACGTACGGGTAAATTTCATCAGTACCAGATAGACAAATTTCTACAAGGGAACGACGTAAGTCTAAACACCGCCATAAAACTAGACGAATACTTATTACGCGAACAAATGTAATCTAAAGCATACCATAAGAACTGCAATAGATTCTTTTTGAAGCCATCTTAACGGGTGGCTTTTTTATTGTTAATAACTTTTTAAAGTCATGTTTAGATTTTCATCGTAAGTTTGATTAAAATTTAACCAATGAATTATATTTTTTTAATAGCCTTTACATGGTGGGTAGTTAAGTTCGAACCTTTACAAATGATTTTCGACTACATTTTTAATATGTTACCTCTTAATAGCCTAACAATTACACTTCATTCAGCTTTAGGCTGTCCTAAATGCGTTGGATTTTGGCTTACGTTAGTTTGTACTGGTAGTTTCTTTACGGCTTGCGTCGTTAGTTTGTGTTCTTATATCTTAGATTTATGCTTAGCGAAGATGGACTACTAGAAATAAACGGACTACTAGCGGAAATAAACCCCGAACGCTTAAGTAAAATGCACCTTCGCAAATTACAAGCTATCAAAGTCAAAGAAACGGGAGTAAAGGATAACGAATGTTTTTGCCACCCAGACAAGCGTAAAAAATGGTTTGCTAAATTCCTAGAATGGTATGAAGAAAACGCTAGATAAATACATAAGCGAAAACTACCATGAAATTAGGACGTATACGAACTACATTCTAACGAATTACCACAGCTATAAAAATATCCGCTATTCAATGTTAGACGCTGACACGTGCATTAATAACGCATACTTACACGTCTTGACAATAGACACCGAAAACACGGACGAAAATAGCGTAAAAAGTTATCTACTTAACACAATCAAATGTCAGATTATCTGGGACACGTCAGCAAGCCACAAACAAGACGACATTAAAAGCGTAGAATACCTAGCTACTGACATAGAAGACGACGACGAAGTAACTCGCAAAATAGAAATAGAGAATAGGTTTAATAATCAAAGGGCGTTCGTAGAAATATACCGCCACCAAATAACGGACATACTGGACAAGGCTAAATTTGAAGCCTACTTCGACAAGGGATTTAACACAGCGCGAAGTCTAGCTAAACACTTTAACATTCCAGTTACGTCTGCTCATTACATTATCAAAGAAATCAAACATAGAATCCGTCAAATTCAATATAGTTATGAAAACGAATGAAATAGCAGACGCCCTCGCAAGGATTGTTTTATTCACTATAGGCGGGGTCATCTGTCTAGGTGGTTACGAAGTAGCGTTAAGAATGTTTGGCGTACTGATTATAATTAAAGCCATAGGCACAGAACTAAAAAACGAAGAAAATGAAAATTAAAGACGAATACAAAGGAAAAACTATCATTACTTACGATTCAGTTTTAGGACAACGTAGAGTAGAAGTAGACAAAATCCACCCCGCACAATTTAAATACTACGTAAGTATAGGATTAGGGTATATTTTCGAAGCGGATAACGTGACGATTAGCTATAAAGGAATCGACGAAGTTGCACAAGACGACGTAAACACGGAAAAAGAAATAATTAAGAAACCAGTAAGAAGAAAACCAAATGCCACAGCCAGTAAAAGGGGAACAAAAACAGACGTTCCTAAATAGGTGCATGAAAGACCTAGAGTCTATAGATACGCACCCAGACGAAAAACAACGTTACGCTGTATGTATTCATACTTGGGAAACACATTCACGCGAAGCCATGAGTATCTACAAAAACACGTTCAAAAAAAGAAATGAAATTCTACCTACTAGACTACGGGAAAGAAATGCTAGAAGCAAGTAGACAGATAACTGACTACCTAGAACGCGAAGGCTTTCACTACATAGCATACCTAACAAATGCGGACGGGCTGTTATGTCTAGAGGAAATAGATGAAAACGAATTTTTAGACCACTTCAAAAACACGAAACATGGCAAAGCCTAGATACATACAAACACCAGAAAAGCTATACGAACTATTCGAGCAATACACGGAAGATACAAAACGTAGAGTAAGAACAATACCAAAAGCAACTAACAAAGGCGTCCTATATGAAGAACACGTCCCACCCCTTACAATAGACGGATTTAAAACATACGCCAATAAACAAGGCACAGATATTAACCGATATTGGTATAATGTAGACGGGACACTCAACGAGTATGTAAGCATCGTTACGCGCATTAAAGAAGAAATTCGAAACGACCAGGTCGAAGGCGCACTAGTCGGACAATATCAACAGAACATAGTAGCACGTCTAAACAACCTAACCGAGAAGACGGACGTCACGACAAACGGCGAAGCAATCAACGAAATTAAGATTAGCATTATAAGACCAGATACAAAACAACTTGATTAAATGGAACTAAAGTCTACTGTAGTCTTCGAACGTAACTATGACGCGCTTTACAATAACGAAGCGCGTTTTATCATTAACGAGGGCGGTTCGCGTTCAAGTAAGACATACAGCCTATGTCAGCTTATACTTGTCTATTGCCTACAGAACAAAGGCGTGGTGGTGTCAATCATTCGTAAGACATTCCCAGCGTTACGGGCAACCGCTATGCGTGACTTCTTCGAGGTACTTAAAGATGCGGGTATCTACGACAAAGCTAGCCATAATATGAGTGAACACATTTATACGTTCAGTAATGGGTCAATGGTAGAATTCTTTTCAGTCGATGACGAGCAGAAAATAAGGGGTCGCAAGAGGTCTCTTGCATGGTGTAACGAAGCGAACGAACTATACTACGACGACTTTACGCAACTTAACATGCGTACTGAATACAAACTCATATTTGATTATAACCCGTCAGACTCGAACAGCTGGCTATACGACCTACCAAAAAACGAAAGCGTATTAATTAAGTCCACATACAAAGACAACCCATTCTTACCCGAATCCATAAAGACTCAAATAGAAGACCTCAAACGAACAGACGAAGCCCTTTACCAAATTTACGCGCTAGGTGAAAAGGCTATCAGTAAGTCGAACATTTATTCTAACTGGACATTCTTACCACACAGACCCGCACGCTTCACACAATATATTTACGGGCTTGACTTTGGTTACAACCACCCCAACGCGTTAATGCGTATCTACTGGCATGAAAAGGACATCTTCATCGAGCCAGTCATCTACGAAAGCTACCTAACAACGTCCGACCTACTCGAACGCTTCGAACAGCTGAACATAGAAAAGAACGCGGACATTATCGCAGACTACGCTAGACCCGAAATAATAGCCGAACTAAACAACAACGGATACAACGTACTAAACGCAAACAAGTCAGTGAAGAAGGGTATAGACAACGTAAAGACTTTCGGTATATTCTGCATGGAACACGAAGGCTTAAAAAAGGAATACCAAAACTATAAGTGGAAAAAGATAGGCGACCAGATACTAGACGAGCCAGTCAAACTTTGGGACGATGCTATGGACGCGACACGTTACGGCGTTGCCTACATAAAAGAGCAATACTTCACGGACGACGCCTACTACGCGTTCTAACCTAAACGAAATAGAAATTTAATATAGTCATGGCACAGACAACAATAGCAACCCCGCAAGCGTTCACACCCGCTTACAATCCTATTAAGTACATAGTAGACAGCACGAATAAAAACCTAACGGGCTTTCGTTACATATACCGCGTTTACAATGGCGCGACCTTACTAGGTACGTTTAAAGTAGTACCGACTTACGGCACTGGATACGGAGAACTTGACCTATCAAAGTTTCTAAGTTCATACGTTAGCTGGGACTTCGACCCTACCATAACACAAGACCTTGACGCGGTGAACTCGTTCTACAATTACAGCGTTAAAGTAGGTGAAGAGTACCTATACGAAATTGACTACACGTCGGCTTTGACTTCATCTGGTACAAATACACGAATTAACGTATCTAACATATTCCAGGTAGGTGACCAAATAAACATAACACAAGACGACGGCGGTGTAGCCAACCCGTTACTTGAAGGATTGCATACTATTATCGCTGTGTCGGGAACTTGGATTGACGTAAGCGTACCTTTCAGTTCAATAACAAACGTAAACATAAACGGGACTATTAACTACGCAGATAACCGAAAAGTAGTAACGTACGACATTACCGAGTTCACAAATAAGAAGGTGTTTAACGGCGCTAGAACGTGGGTCGACTTTGTCACATATAACCAAACAGACTACACACTAAACGGCGTAACCAAACAATGGCTAACTAACCAGCCAAAGACGGATTTTCAATGTACACTAGGACAAGACCTTTGGTTAAACGCACGCGCTAGACTAGGCAAACAAATAGTTTTCCAAAACAGCGATGGAGACAAGTACACTAAAAACATAGTCAATAACGATTCAATAGTTCAAATAGGTGTCGGCTGTAATAACTACGGGGTCGTTACGCCTATCGGTGCGACGTTACCAATGATTAAACCAGATACAGAATACTACGACTTCTGGTATGAAGAAAGCGGGGCGCAGTTATCACAGAAGTACCGAGTAAACATAGACCGACGCGTACAGATTAACGAATACGTTATTACTTTTTTAGATCGTATGGGGTCATTCTCTAGCTTTTCTTTTCAGTTGAAGTCTTACGAACGTGGCGAAGTAACACGCGACGAGTTTAATAAAGACGTACAAGGTTACGTAAGCGGTGGCGAATGGGGTTACAACTACGAAGAGTTCGGGTTTAATACGTTCAATATAAATGTAACTAAGACCCTCGAACTAAACACCAACTGGATGACACAAAATATGTCGGACTATTTCCAAGAACTGATAACGTCACCACAGACGTTTTTAAAGTTGGTGCAGTACGTAACTACAGAAGAAGGCGAACTATTACTAGACGAAGACGGATGTCCATACCATAGCGCAGAATCTACGGCGTACGTTCCTTGTATCGTTCAAACAAACAGCTTCGAAGTCTTCAAGCAAAGAAACAAGAATCTAATCAAACAATCCATAGTAGTTAAACTAGCAAACAACGACAACGTAAATGGTTAACATAGTAAAAATAATACTTGAAACGGGGGTACTTGACGTAAGACAAGACGTATCTTTTCCGCTTAACTTTTCAGTAGGTGACATTCGCGACATATCAAAGCGTTCGGGTACGTTCTCAAAGACTATCGTACTAGCTGGAACGGATAACAATAACCAACTATTAAACCACTACTACGACGTAAATATCGAAGCGGGTACGTTTAACGTTGCTACCTTAACAAAGTGTCAAGTCGTACAAAATAACGTAGTCATATTAGACAACGCGCTACTGCAACTAGTGAACGTAAACAAACAGCAACTAACGGACGCACACGAAAAAGAAGTAAACTACGAAGTCGTAATAAAGGACACGAAAGCGGAACTATTTACTACCATGAATAGCGCCGAATTAAACGACTTAGACTTTAGCGACCTAGACCACTACCAAACTAGTGACTTTATTATATCAACTTTTGATAATACTTTCGCTGACGGGTATAAATACGTTTTGCCTTATTCTACTGCGTCAAGTAATGAGTACCATATGCGACAAATGAAGCCAGCTATCTACGCTAAACTTTACTTCGACCGCATTTTTCAAACAGCTGGATTTACCTACCAGTGGGACGACTTGTCTTTGGCTAGGTTTGATAAATTGTTAATACCATACAACGGCGACGAAAACGCTATTGATTGGCAAGACTACAAAGTAGAAGCTAATAGTTCAATAACGACTACGAATACTCAATCGACTGCTGGCTCGTTTAGTAACTTTGCTGTTACAATAAACAACTGGACAGAAACACAAGACCTACAAAACATATTTAACCCTACGACTGGCGTTTACATAGCACCTACTGACTGCGACCCTATAGCTTCACAATCTTACGATTATAACATAAATATTACTTACGAGGTTATATTTAATAATCATGGAGCAAACCCAGTCGAGCCTTACGAATTAGTCAATTCAGTTTACGTTCCTAGTAATAATACATTCACGCCCTACTTAATGGCTATGAATAGCGCGTCAGTTGGAAGCGTTGCTAGTTTAACAGCAGTAACAATTAACGCGCCTATACCTTCTGGTATAACGACTTATGGAAGCTATAGTAACAACGTACTTACAACGCCTTACGGAATAATCGTAACGGGAACATCTTTAATTTTAAAGGTCGGTTTTTATTCTGATATGTTACAAGGTATTAATTACTGGCGTGATTCATCTGGTATTCCAGCACAAGTAGACGTTAACATTAACGTTACTAATATTGAAATGACTATTGTTCCAAATAGTAACACACCCGCTATGGCTGGTCAGTTATTAATGAACGAATACGTACCGCAAAAGATTAAACAAGCTGACTTTGTAAAGTCTATTTTCATGATGTACAACTTGTTCGCAGACGTAGACCCAGCACAACCGAATAACATTATTTTAAGACACCGCGACGAATATTACGACAACGGAACTGAAAAGGTAGCAGAAGACCAAGCAAAAGAAGACGCCAAAGAAGCGGAGCAACGAGCAAAAGAAGCCGCTGCACGTTACAAAGAAAAAAAGGACGCTATTAAAAAAGCAACCAAAGAAAT